GTGGACTGGAAAACCAGCGTCCGCGAAAGAAATGAGGATATGTTACAAAACTACATAGACCAATGCGGCGCATACTCGCTGGGGCTACGTGAAATGACCGGCATACAAGCAGCTGGAGCTTTAATCGTGGTGGCACGCCGTACCGGAGCACCACAAGTCCGCGAGCTTTCAGCACTAGAACTGATCGGCGCCGAAACCAGGTTCAGGGACAGGGTGGAGCGTTATTTCTCGGGCCTAGCGGCCCTCGAAAAATCGCATTCATGACGAATAGCAGGATGCCAAGAATTCGCCCTTGCCTAGGTCACCGCATTCAAGCGGCCATGGCCTAGTTTGCCATTCAAGCAGCTGGAACGTGCTTCCACATTCCGCCAGCGCACACCGGGTTGCGTGATGAACTGACGTGGATATTACGAAATATGTCGAGGTGGAACGTCCATCGCCCATGGTGAGCAGCACTAGACGCGGGCAGGCGAAGAAGTGGGCTTCGCCCGCAGTTGGAGCATTGTTCACGCTAGGCAATGCAAACTAGGGCCAGCCCATAGGTTAGGGCTGGCACGGTTTCAAGCGTGCGGCGATTGCAGGGGTGACGCTTTCTCCTGTTTCAGTCCACGCCATGCCCGGGCTTTATCCATGGATTGAACCAGTTTGGCCATGGCTGGTACGTCTCCACTGGCAGCGGCAATGTTGAAATGATGCTGCAATGTTGCGAGAATTGAAAGCGGTTCTAAGTCTTGCTCGGATTCTGCTGGCCCGTCGTCACTGGAATCTATGGTCTGCTGTGCTTGACGGATAGCGTCGTAGCTAACGCTACGACTAATGCTGAATCGGACTGATGCCATGGTTGCAGCGCTGGAGTGCGTGATGCCTGATTCCAGCCAACCGCGGATAACTGACTGGCGTTGTTCGATTTCAAGTTGAGTTGCCATGATGGGGCGAGACTGTACAAAAGCACAATAAACGAGATTTTTCGGAATTGCAAGACGATTGGCGAATATTGGCCCGTTTCGGGTTTAAGGGTTGACGGTTCCTTCTACTGTGATCTAGTATTAGTGGGAACCACACCAAGGTCACTAATGAAACGAGAAAAACTTTTTTATCCGCCCAATAGTTTTGAGAGCGTCAACCATTGGCGCGTTTTGACGTTGCGCGTGGATGGCACCTATCGCACCTATACAGAACACGCCACGAAAGGTTGCGCCATAACTCAGCTTGAGCGTATGGTTTCACGCTATCCAAGTCACCAATTAAAGCTTGTCCACGTGACTTTTTAAACTGCTACTCTATTAATTCACCCCACCAAGGTAAAGCAATGCCTAGTTCAATTGACAGCGTGAAAGCAGACCCCATCTGTTGGGACTGCCCGGAGATAGACACTGACTTACATATCTTGAACAGCTTAGGCGAACCCTTAGCACTGCCCGAGCATATTGACGCTAGCGATTGGGTTAGCGAGCAGGAACCTGCTTTGCTGCGCTGGTTCGCTCTCCAGACTCATCAGCAGTACCGTTCGGAGTTACGTGACAACACGTATAACTCCGAGAATGACTTCTCCGCAAACTTCGTCTTTACAATCTACGTACCGGAAAAATGTCCCGACTGGTGTTGGGAGCGGGATATCTTTGTCACAGTGGAGAAACATCTAGGCGGTGATGTGCGCGGGAACTATGGCCATTTCAGCGTGTTTCGCGTTGATACCATCGCCGATTCTGGATTCTTAGACTGGGTTTGCGGTTGGCACGCTTCGCCACTGCCAGCCGGTGCTGATGCTGAGTACCCCGACTTAGTGAGCTGGAATGACCGATTCTGTATTGGCTATTCCAGCTGGCCTACTGGAGAGGTTCGGGATGCGCTAGTGAGCAAGGAACCAGTTTGGTGCGATACCCGCAAGACGTGGCTAGCACGGTTGCAGGATGTCCCGTTTCCTGTAGTGCTAACGCCAATTGCTTCCTGCTACTGCTGATCATGAAACTTAACAACATCCTTTCCATCCGCTTCACTGGCCAGCGTGTGAGTGCTGAACGTTCAGACGACTCCCCTACAGGTTGGTGCGTCACTGGCTGGGAGCAAGGTCTCCCTATCTGCCGGAAGCCGATAGGCGCTGATGACGTCGTGAAGCTGTGTGAGCGGTTTGATTACCGAGTCACGTTGCTGTGACGGTTTTAGAATTGATTGTCGGTGTTGCACGTTGGCAACTGCTGTTGATGTAGTAGGATACAGACAAGCGGAACACACACCGCACAATCCAAACTTAAAAATGTCTTTATCAGTTACGGTTTATTATGTCGATCTTTTTTACACTCGCTTAGGAGACGATGCTCCAGCATGGCACCGCACGGATCATGGGACTTTGCAGGCTGCAAGGCTCCACGCTCGCCACTACGCGCAGGAACTAGGCCGGGAGAACGTAGGACTCTACGAGCGTTATCCTAAAATCCTAGATTTTTGACCTGTATGCGTGCCCACATCGGGCACGTTTTCTGAGATCGCGCCTCGCTTTAACAAACATTTACATCAAGACTTCTTATCATGACCAACTACATCCCACAGAAATTCTTTTATGTCGCTGTGTTCGCTCTCAGCGGTGTCACAGCAGCCTTTGGCGCTGTTGCCGTTGGTTCTGTACTAGCCGACAACCCAGACAACTCACAAGCTGCCAGCCAGGCCGTAGCGTTGGTCGCACTTGCCACCACGTCGGTCGGTTGCCTGACCTTGGCAGCAGGCGCAGCCATTGACGACTGAGAATCATTCTCAAAAAGCCGTCACAAAATGTAACAGCTGACCCGTTCTCAATAAGGGGGGCGGGTTCGCAATAAGGGCGGCATGGCGTAGGACATAGGGAACCTGCTGGTACGTGGTGAATCTCTGTTACTGTAATACTAAGGGGGTATCGCCCAAAAGTCAACTATCCTGTAGTACAAGCCCCCAAAAAATACGCACCCAATACCTTCTACTGTAATACATGGCCGTACGTACACCACCCGCACTATCACTACGGCACGCACAAGGTGAAGTTTTCAACAGCGACGTACGTTTTCGCGTCTTGGTAGCGGGCCGCCGCTTCGGAAAGTCGTACCTAGCCTGCATCGAACTCTTGCGTGGAGCGATTGCCAGCCCCGGCGAAACGTTCTTTTACTGCGCCCCGACTTACCGCATGGCAAAAGACATTGCCTGGAAAGTCATGAAACGTATTGTCCCCGCCGCCTGGATCAAGTCCAAGAATGAAACGGACCTCAAGCTGGAACTTGTCAACGGCTCCACGATCGAACTAAAGGGCACCGAAAACGCAATGGCGTTACGAGGCCGCAGCCTTTCGGGCGTAGTCCTCGACGAAGCCGCATTTATGGACGCCGCCGTCTGGTTCGAGGTCATCCGCCCCGCACTCGCCGACAAACAGGGCTGGGCGCTATTCATTTCCACGCCCGATGGAACGGCCAGCTGGTTCTACGAACTTTGGCAATACTGCATCACGGGCGACGCTAACTGGAAGCGGTGGAGCTTCACTACAATTGAAGGCGGCAACGTCCCACCGGAAGAAATCGAAGCTGCACGGGGTCAACTAGACCCCCGAACTTTCCGCCAAGAGTTCGAGGCAAGCTTTGAAAACCTATCCGGCCTCGTTGCCGTCTCATTTAGCGACGCGAACATCAGCACCGCCGCAAAGGACATCCCAATCCTCCCACTACTACTGGGCGTGGACTTCAACGTGGACCCAATGACCGGAATATGCGCGGTCAAGGACAACGACACCCTCTACGTATTCGACGAAATCCACCTAACGGGCGGCGCCACCACCTGGGACTTCACGGAAGAAGTAATCCGCCGCTTCAGCCTGGAACGTCGCATTATGGCCTGCCCGGACCCCACGGGCGGCGCCCGCAAAACCCAAGGTGTAGGCGCTACAGACCACAACATCCTGCGAAAATCGGGATTCCGCGTCTGCTCACCCCGCAGCCCCTGGAAAGTACGCGACAAAATCACCGCCGTAAACACCGCCCTTCTAGACGCCACTGGAACGCACCGCTGCTTCATTCACCCACGCTGCAAGGAACTAATCAAGTCATTCCGCAGCCTGACCTATGCCCCTGGAACGGGCCTCCCAAACAAAAATTTAGGCGTAGACCACGCATTTGACGCCTTCGGCTACCTATGCCTCCAACAATTCAACCTGGCAAAATCCGGCGTAATGGGCACAACTTCATATAGGTTGTATTGAGCTACACGAACTAATGGTTAATTACGAGGGGCCAAAAAAGCGAACCCGTGGCGATAAACGCGCCCAGGAATACATCGAAGCACGCCAACGCCGGATGTACCGCCACCAATTAGACGGCCATAGCGTGCGCCAAATCGTATACGAGCACAGCGCCCGCGAGGGTATTAGCATCCCGACTGCTTGGCGCGACTGGGACCAAGTAAAGCAGTGGACGGAAGAGGACTGGATCCGCGACCGCGAAGCAATGCTGGGCCGCATCCAAACCATGCGCCTCCGCGTCGTGCACGCCGCAATGAAAAAGGGCCACTACCAAGTCGCCGCGCAAGTTCTGGATTCCCTGGGACGTGTTTTGGGCGAAAACACCCCCGAACAAGTATCGGTACAAGTGCCATCACTAAATATCCAAGTCGAACCCAAAGTAGTAACCGCGCAACTACCTGAAAGCGACGTAATCGAAGCCGAAATATCACCACAAAAAGAGGTAGATTCAGCTAAACCCGCCTCATAAATCAATGCCCGGACACTACGGCCAAGGCAAAAAGAAGAAGCCCAAGGGAAAGAAGGGACCCAAGAAGTAGAATGTGAGCAGCTGTCGCGATTTCCATGGCAAAACGCGGTCTTTACGCCAATATCCACGCCAAGCGTAAGCGTATCGAAGCTGGCGCAAACGAAAAAATGCGCAAACCAGGCTCAAAGGGCGCCCCAACCGCTGGAGCGTTCAAAAAAGCAGCCAAAACAGCTAAAAAGCGCAAGCCAAAGGGCAAAAAGTAGTGGGCACCCGAATAATCACTGGCTTCTGCACGCACCTTGAGGTGGACTCCGAAAGCCGCACCACGGAAGCCTCCTTCGCATTTATGACACCGCAAGACCCCGAGGACTTCGCCGGTCTGATGGTGCGTCTTGCCAGCGGCATCGAAGTAATGATCGAAGTAGAGGACGAAGATGATTGAGTACCGCCGCTAATATTAAAAGAGGTAAAATGTCCGCCGCTTACTGGGCAAATCGCGAGAAATGGTGACTAAGTGACCTATTCAGTTCCCGGTCAAATTCGCACTCACCTTGTAAGTTCC